ATCGGCCACTGTTTTTAAGAGCGCTGAGAGGAGAGAGAGGGCCTCGGTTCCGGATCCGGCGTCCTGTATGGCGAGGGTGACCGCGATGGCCGGTTGCTCTGCTCCATACCCGCTATCCGGCACAGATAGAGACACGGCAACGCCGCCGATGGCGTCTGTCCCGGCTGCAGCATCGGCCACTGTTTTTAAGAGCGCTGAGAGGAGAGAGAGGGCCTCGGTTCCGGATCCGGCGTCCTGTATGGCGAGGGTGACCGCGATGGCCGGTTGCTCTGCTCCATACCCGCTATCCGGCACAGAGAGAGCCGCTGCTATATTGGATACCGCATCTGCCCCGTGGCCTGTCTCCTGGGGGGATAGATGGGCGAGTATTTGGGCGATAGAGTCGGTCCCGCGGGCTGCCTCGGCCAATGCAAGCGCTGCTCTGAGTTGGCTTATCAGGTCGGCGCCGTGCCCTGTTTCGGCGACAGGAACGGCGGCGGCCATGCCGGCCATGGCGTCTGATCCGTAGCCGGCCTCGGCAATAGCCAGCGATACGAGTACCTGGTTGATCGCGTCTGCCCCGGCGCCGGCATCGGTGACGGTCTTGCTCACCGTTGGCGGATACTGTCCCAGTGCGATGGCTGTCGCCTCATCGGCGGTGATGGCGCGGTTGAAGATGACAAGCTCGTCCATGAGGCCGTCAAAGTGCTCATATGGCACCCCACTAACTGTGAATGCTCCAATTTGCAAATTGGCAGTGGTAACTGATATTCCGTTTGCATCAAGGGTGGCCGTACCAGTCTTGTCTGTGCCTACGACATTGCCGCTCGCATCTCGAATGCGAATTGCATAACTTTTGTCTGCGTTTGTATAGGTATAGGTGATATGATACCAAGTATCTGCGGAAAGGTCAGAAGCATGTAAAATGTGTTCTCTTGATAATCCGCTATTAAATCCAAGAGTTAATCGTGCATTATTAACCCCACCGGCATTTGCTATAGAAGTATTAAGGCTTCTGCCGCCGCTGTTGAATTCGTATTTGCCAATGATGGTAAGACCATCACCGTCCCCTGCAAAATTCTCCAGTCTTACCCAGAGGGATAGTGAAACCGTCTTATTCGTAGTGCCGCTCTTTAGCGGAAAATTGGAAGATAAATTCGCGTCAGTACGATAGAAGTACTCTGAATTGTCAAGCTCAAAATCGGCGCTGGCCGCACCCTCACGGTATCTGGCGGTATCTGCAACCACCGTATTGACGTCGGTGAGGGTGTTTGTCGCTTTTGAGTCTGTGGTTAACTCGCCGCTCTCGAATCTGTAGAGAGCTACGCAATCGGCGTCGGCGGAGAAATTATTCGGCACTTATGCTCCTTTTATAATAAAGACTGTTCTTCGTGCTTAGTGCCTCGTGCTTCGTTGTTAACCGGGAACCAGGAACGAGGAACGAGGAACTGTTCTTCGTGCTTAGTGCCTCGTGCTTCGTTGTTAACCGGGAACCAGGAACGAGGAACGAGGAACTGTTCTTCGTGCTTAGTGCCTCGTGCTTCGTTGTTAACCGGGAACCAAGAACGAGGAACGAGGAACACGGTATCATGAAAGTCCCTCCAGGGTGGCACGGGTGAAGATGCTGTCGTCTATCACAAACCAGTCGTCCCAGATTCCCTGGGGTGTTTCCGGCCCCTCGCTGTGCCTGTATATCCAATGGCTGCCCCTGTTCCCATACGCATCAGGATCGAGGGCGTTGTACCAGAGTTCGATTGTCAGCCACCACCCCCATCCGGTCGGCGCCTGGTAGACGTCTATCCGGATATTGAACGGTAATTTTGCCTGGGCCTTGAACTCGGCCGGGTCGAAACTGTTCCAGGATTCCGCCTGATCGTCGGGATGGAGGGCGATATCAGGGGAGGCCACGGCAACGCCGTCACCGTCTGCCGGCGGCGTCTTTAACCCTTGGAAATATTTGCCCTTGGCAATAAAATACTTTTCCTGGTTTTTTTTGGTCTGGGTAATAAGGCTGTCAACCAGGGTCATCAGCTCCTTGTATTTCGGATGTGATTGAATCGCCACCTATACCTCCGGTTCATCCCCGCGTGCGCGGGGAACATGTGCCTGGTGCTTGGTGCCTGGTGCGCGGAACTGTTCTTTGTTCGTGGTTCTTCGTTCTTGGTTTGTTACCGACGAAGAACGAGGCACTAAGAACCAAGAACTACGAACCAGGAACACGGTATCATCAACCTCCTCAGTAGGCATAAAACTTGTTGTTGAGCCAGCAGGATATGCGCATGAGCAGAACATCCATCAGGTATTCGAGTTCCTGCACGTTAAAGCTATGCTGATTTAATCCTTTCCGGATCTCGTTGATGCTCATTTCCTGCAGGGCTGCCTTGTGCGTCTTGAGGGGTAGATCCTCTTTTAACCCCGGGATGCTCAACGCTTCTTTTCCCCAGTCTATCCTGTTACGATGTCGTGCCATTATTGCTTCCAGTTGTAGATTTTCATGGCTTTAACATTATATTTACCGGTTTTGCGGGTGCTCCCGGTCGCACTAAATCGAAAGGGGTAGCGACACTGCACACCTCCCCCCACGCTGGATCTGCGGCACATGCCTTAAATGTCAGGCTTGTTGTCCCCACCGGGGCCGCGGCTACGTCCAGCTTGATTGCCCCGTCCGTCTGTGCGGGCTCCGAGGGCGATGTCCAGCCGGTAATCTTATAGAACTGCACCCCTGTTTGTGGATCACAGACGATATACGGGGCGGCCCGGGCCTGCGGAGGGGCTAATAACTGATAGCTTAGAGCTGTGAGCAGGAACAAGATAATCAAACTATATTTGATGCGTTTCATGGCGCCTCCTGTTGGTTCAAGATTACCGATTCAAGGTTCAAGATTTTTGAAGGCAGTTTCATCTGTAATCTTGAACCTTGAATCGGGTTGCTTACGTTAGCAACGTGTCTTTCCACATGTAGCCCATGTCTGCGCCGGTCGCGACGATATCCGTCTCTTCGGCACATTCGTAGACGTCCTGGTGCTCGGCTGGCTCCCGCCATACAGTGGTTTTTCTTGCCGTATTCCCCTGCTCAATGTACCAGGACCTCGCCTGATACCCGGCAGACGGAATCTTCAGGCCGGGACTCGAGGGACGGTAAAACAGAAAGGCCATGCCCTTGCCCGCCGTTAATTCCCATACGTTTGTGGAGGCAAACTCGGTGCCTGCCTTGGTCTCTTTGGCTGTTGACTTAATGGCCTCGCCTATCAATACCTCATCGAGATCGAGCATTGCGGCGATGAGTTCCGCCGTCAGCACACCCCTCTGGGTGTACTTGATTTTGTCGATTAGTTCCTCAACCTTTTTGAGCTTGCCGTATGTACCGGCATCGAGGGCCAGCGTGTTGGGTCGCATCCCCGTGGCCGCTCTGATCAGCTCTATTTTGTCCGACACATCGTCGAAAAAGGTATTCGTCGCCCCAACGGGCGCCCAAAGGCCCTCTGCATCCTCGCCTCCTGCCGCGATCCCGCTCCAGACAGTTTCCTTGATCAGCGCAGCTGTGCGGACTTCTTTCTTGAGGTCGATTTTGTCGGCCGCGAATTCGATGGCGTCCTGGTCGGGTTTGAGCGGCGGCGCAAGCTGCCGCTTTGCGTTCCGTCTGTCCTCATCGGTCACCTCTTTTGCAAATGCATATTCCTTCGTGTTAATGTCCAGGTAATCGGCCGGAAAGCTACCCCGTTTCGCCCTGGTGCCGGCCGCCCTCACGTCGGCTTCGTCCCTGAACCATGCCCCTTTCAGATGCCGCGTGATCTTAGCCTTCGGGTCTACGTTGTCGATCAGCGGGAAGACCCGGTCTGCAATGTACTTTTTGTTACGATAGGCGATGCTGACGTTTGCCAGCGGACCGCTCACTAACATTTCTCTCACGTCGGGTGCCATAGTATTTCCTCCTTTATCCTGAATTTATTTCAGGGTCTGTTTAATGTACGCTCGTGCCGAGGCTGTAAATAGTCACGGCTTCAGAGGACCCGGTCACGGCGGTAAACACGGCCAGGAACCTCTTTGAATTGTTCTGGGCGATGGTCATGGTGCCGGAGAGCGTTACGCCGGCCCCTGACGTCAGGGTAATCACCTCGGAAGCATCCGCTGTATTGCGGATGGTAAACTCAAAGCTCGATCCAATCACTGCGCCGGTAAATCCGGCCACGAGCAAGGCTGCGGTTGGAGTTACATCTGAGCGTGCGCCGCCGTTCGGGTCGCGCAAAATCAGGCCGCCGAGGAGCTCAGCCGCCGTATATGTCTTGGCCCCTGCCGTTGAGTCTGTGGTGACTGTTGTTCTGTCCAGAGCCTGGTAGGCAACGCCGGGGATGGGGGTAATAAGCAGGACAGAAGCAAGATCATCCTCTGCGCCGGAGGCCTCAAGGACTATGGCCTTGGCCTTGGCGAGATCGCCGGTCATATCTGCACCCTTGCCTGCATCTGTGGCGCTCACGTACTCAAGTCCCACGAAGGTGCCGATGCCGACGGCTGCGTTCATCTGGAGCTTGCTTTGGCCGATCAGCCGTACTGCTGCCGCCTCGCCAATGGCAGGGGCATTCTGCAGTATGCCGATGGCGTTTTCCGCTGCGGAATCAGGCCGTCTCACCGTGCCGGTGGATGTAATGACAACCCACCGGTACCGGTCGTTTGACAGGTCTTCCGCTGCCGGAAAGGAAAGGTCTAAAATCTTGTTTTCAGTAGCCATGTGCTTCCTCCTTTATCCTGAATGTATTTCAGGATCTATTTACTGATGCTGTCAGCGTATTCGGCTGCAAGCTCGGGGGTTTTTGTCTGAACTTCTGTGAATGCCGCACTGTAGGTGAGTTTGTCGTTTGCCTTCATCCTTTCCCGGGTGAGCGCATCCAGCTTCTGTGCAGCCTGACCTTTCGGGGCGGTGTCCTTGTCTTCTCCGGCCACCTCTTTAAACTCGATGGCCTTGGGCAGACCGGCAAGGAAAAACTGCATGAATTCAATGGGGCTTTGTTTTTTCTTTCCATCGCCCTCGCCGAACTCGATGGTGGTCTCGATGGAGGCGATCTGCTCCAGGAAGTTCACGAGCCCCATGCCGTGCTTCATCATGGCCGGGGTGAGCTTGCCTTTTTGCACCAGGCCCTCGCAGAAGGATGCGACTGCAGCTTTGCGGGCAGCTGCCTCGGCTTGCCTAATGGCGTCTTCGCGAAGCTTGAACTCGTCGTCCTTCTTTTTCTGCGTCTCTGCAAACTCCGCTGTCAGGCGGGTTTTTTCCGCCTCTACCTTTGCCGCTACCTCAACATTCACCTGTGCCGTGATATCTGCTTCAGAAAATGTCCGGGGCAGATCATCGAGGGTGACGCCGTCCTTGCCGGCCAGGGTCTTAATCCATTCTAAAAACTTCATAATGTGTACCTCCTTGTTTTTTGAGTCGTTCAGGGTAAACTCGAAATGTGAAACCTGTTTATCATTAAACGCTATATCCGGGAGCCCTTTGACCGCCGGAGGGTTCCCGCCTAAAAACCCGATGTGCCGCAGCGTGCCGTCTTCATAGAGCGAGACGGAGCGTTTCTTGTACAGGCCCCGTTCGATAAGGTCATCTAACTCCGGGACGATCTCTGCATCTGCCCATAGGGTGTCTCCTTCTATAAATAATTTTTTTGCCCAGCCGAAAGCCGGGGAGTTGGTTTCGGGGTGGCCGATGACGACAGGGGCCTCGTGGCCGGCAGGATCATAGGCCCCGGCAATGCGGGCGAGATCCTCGATGGTCCATTCCTTTTTTTGACCGGCGGAGTCGGTATGGGTGCCCGCTTTGAAGATTGCCATCCGTCTTTCTACAAAATCCATGCCGTGCCTCCCTCTAAAAATCCCGTGTGTTGGCAATTGTCATGTTTATAACAGATGTCAATCGGGTTATAGTGTTTGTGGCCATGTTGACCCCCAAAAACGCACCACAGGGCAAATTTGAGCATCGGTTCATTGTGCCCCCATAAGGTAGCGTTCAATCGTTTTTTTGATCTCCGTCCAGTCTTCATCCTGAACCGCGAGAAACGGCCTTGCCGGAATGGTCACCTTTCGCCCTCTGCCTGCCTTGCCGCCGAGCTGGTGAATGGCCGCGTATATCACGTTTGTCCCTATCTCCACGCGATCGTTCCGTGCCCTGGAGGTGACGGAATTCATGAGCCGCGCCGTGTCGATGAGTACCTTGCCGCCTGCGAGCTTCCGGGATGACCCGGTCTTAAGGCCTCCCCGTTGTGTAAACTTCTTTTTGCTTATGCCTCCCAGGATGGTTGCCAGGGCATGAGGCTTCCACTTCTCCGGCCTGCCGCCTTTCATGAAATTCTTGATGACCGACGATCTGACCAGCTCGCCCACCTCTTTCATAAAGGAGGTCATGTTTCCCATACGCTCCTGGAGGCGTGCAAGCATATCCTTCACTCCATGATCTTTCAGCTCAACCTTTATGATCACTTGACACCATCCGTTGTTGTGCTATACTCTATTTTAGAAACCGGTGTGCAAAGGCGAGATTGCAGTGTGGACGGCCACATAACTGCATGAAGGTCGCCCGGAGAGGCCGTAATCTCCGCGTGAGGGTCCCTTTGTATAACCGGTTTTTTATCGTCCATAGATAAAAATTCCCTCCCGGTGTTTGTTCGCTTTTTTGTCTTTTGCCTCCATTATATTCCAAAGGATGCTCCCGTCACGGTTTACACGAACGACAGCAACCATATCGTGGTCGCCCTTGAAGAGACCTATGTATTGCCGCCGCCATCCGTCGGCATATTTGGTCAACCATATTTCACGGGGAGCAGTCAGAGTAGGAAGTATGAAATTGGCATAACGTTCCCTGGCCTCAAGGCGCTTCTCCAGCATATGGGGCAACCGGTCTGCGTGAATAATCACGTCCTCTATGGGCGTCGTGATTGTCCTGAATCTGATCTCTTCTGTCAGCCCCGTTGCTCTCATGACTGTCTCCATTGCTTCTCTTTGTGTGGAGGCAGCCGGTTCAAGGTTTGGTTTCGGAAGTCGCGCTTCGTCGGGAATATTTCGCAAATCATCCCTTCCGTAGTCTTTCCATGTCTTCTGACCGGCAACGATTGTTCCAGGGGCTGCCGCGTTTTTGTCGAACACTGTCTCGCCGGGAGCACGGTCAAACCCCGGGTCGGCAATAGGGCCTGCTTTCCTGGCCACCTCTCCGCCTTCGCGGTCAAACTCGCTTTGAGACAGGGAGAGCACCGTGCATCGGCAGTTGAACCCGTTGGGGGGATATGATGTCTGCCAGAAAGGATCGTCCGCAGCAAGCGTCTTGCCGTGCATGGCAGCGTGGGAAGGACGCACCCTGCCGTCCATAACCGCCACGTACTGCCAGTACGGACGTTCTTTGGCCAGCTCCTTCTGCTGCTCATAGTGGCCTGCCTGGTACGCCTGCTGGATGTTGGTGCGGAAGACGGTGTCCAGGCGCCAGGGCGCCATGCCCTCCCAGCCGGATTTCTCCATAATGGACTTTGCGGCTTTCTTGAATTCGGAGAAGGTTGTGCCTTCTACAACGGCTTTTTCAAGGGCGCTATACATACCGCCGATCACATCCATGCGGGCCGTGCCGGTAACGGTAAAGGCTTTTTGTTTTGCGGCATCGACGAGTCTGCGGTACTGATCGGGTTTCATGGGAACCTTGTTCCGGAAAAACGCAATAGCCTCTTCAAAGGGCAGGAGGGTAAACTCAATCACGTGAACGTCCTCCCTTTGAGATCAGCCATGAACATGGCTTGTGCCAGAATATCCCGGAAAGCGGTTATATCAATGCCCAGGTACGCCTCTGCAAGCTTTGTCTGGAGGTCATCATAGGATTCTGCCTCATCAACGGCCCGGCCAATTGTGGTTATATCGATGCCCCCCCGGACAAGGGCCTGATCTGTCAGGCTGTCTATGTCCCCCTGGGCGGCCATCATTGAGCTGTGAGCGGTGAGCCCCCCTCCGCCCTTCGGGCTACGGAGGACAGGCTGTGAGCTGTAACTGCTGACTACTGACTGTTTACTGCTCTCTGCTATCAGTTCTTCCCCTTCTGCGGGCTCGGGGATGCCATAGGTGGCGTAGAAGTATTTCTTCGTCACGGGGAGGCCGATCTGACTAACAAGGATACTGTCGCGATCAACCAACGGTTTTAAGTCTGCCTCGGGTTCCGTGCGGATCCAGACCTTGGGATAGCCGGGCCTGCCCTCCGGCCTGTCCTCCGAAGGCCTTTGGCCGAAGGGGGAAGCGTTCGCGGAGGAGGGGAAGTTGTAGTCCACAATCCATCGGACAAGGGTATTGTTGAGACAGAGGCACAGACTGTCCGCGTCGGCCTTGAGGTAATCCTGACGCACACCCTCATGGGTTTTGGATGCGGCGTAGCTGCCCTTGTCTCCGATCTCGGATGTTAGTGTCTGTCCGAGCACGACCTGGGCGATGGCGCTATTCATAAAACCCACAAGGGTGTCGTAGGTGGCGATGGAACCGGAACGGGTGGCCTCCAGAAGCTCGATGACCATGTTGTCCGGTATCTTAATGGCTGCTTCCTGCTGGATTGTATCAATGGCGTCAAGGAGGGCATCCTGCTGGGTTTTTAACGTACCGGGAGGGTATTTGCCCACCACGGTGGGTGAGCCGAACTTGTCGGCGAATATCATCCAGAACTTGACGGCGTTTTTCTTGAACCAGACAGGCCAGTAGAGTATGCGCCCAAGGCCGTCCCCGTAGGGGCTACCGTTGTCCGACACATTGGTGTAGACCACAAACTTCTTGTCCGGGAGTTCTTCTCCCTCGATCATGTTGGCGAGGGTGATGAGCCTGAGTTTCCGGGCGGTGTCGAAGACGAAACGCCGTGATGCCCGGCCTATGATTTCTTTTACCCACACCTGGCCTTCGGAATAGTCCCACATAACCTCTGCGGGTTTGAAACCGAGAACGAGACCGGACAAAAGGGCACGTCTGGCTGCGTCAAAGTCAAAGCCCAGGAGCACCTCCTTTACATAGTCGGCTATCTTCTGATCTGCCCTTTTCTCCGAGGCCGGGATAACCTCCCACTCTTTACCTACCACAGCCAGCTTGCGGGTCTGGAAGGTGGAGCCTACCTTGTCGTCGCGGAGCAGATCCTCGTAAAGCTCAACGCCCCTGCCGCGTGATTCGGATTTGAGTATCTTGTCGGGGTTGATGAGGGTGCGGCCGATATAGTCCTGGTAGATGTCTTTTTCTACGGTTGCGATCTCGTCGGTAATGGGCCTGCCCCCGAAAGGGGGCTTGGGCAGTTTAGGCAAGGTATCCTCCCATACGGGCCGATTCGCGCTTGCGGCCCGTGGACTGGTATTCCGGTATCCATGCGGCGCCTGTTGCGGCGTGAACCCCCAGGGCGCCTGCCCAGAAGCGGTCTGCGTGGCCCAGCTCTGTGCGCTCGGCATCAAAGCGGACATTGCCCGCAGCCGTGGTAAACTTCTTTACCATATGGATGTCTTCTCTAATGGCGCGATCAACGGGCACCCTCACCTGGCGGTCTTCAAAGCGTCTCCGGAAGGTAACGGCCAGATTCTCTTTCACGGCATTAGTAAACTGCAACCCCTCTGCCTTTGAACCGAACCGGTCTGCCGCCTCTTCAGCCAATTGCGCGCCTATGCCCGATGCGTCAATGCAGCAGCGACGGACAAAGGGTAGGTAGGCATACAATTCATCCCGTTGTTGCCGGAACGGCGCTTTCACAAGCTCACGCACCATGCGCGTCCAATAAACATCTCCCACCTTTTCCCAGAGCCACAGAATGGTCAAATCTTTTTTGCGCCCAATATCTACCCCCATATAGAGGCCGGAGCCTGCCGTGCCCCTGTCGGCAAAATCAGCGGGCAGTTCCTTTGTTGCCAGATCGTCCTCGCAGGCAGTGATCATCTCATAGGTGATGTAGGCGGTCGCCTCATCCACAAACTGACACTCATATTCCTGTGACCATGCGTCGGGGTCTCCGATAGATTTTCGCAGCTCTTCAGGATTGACCTTTAGCCCCTGGGCCACCGCGTCATAGATGGTGGTGGTGTGTTTTGAAAACTGATCATTGTGCTGCCAGAGGTCATAGAACATATTGGATTTGCCGTTCGGCGTAGAGGAAACCCGGATTTTGTAGCCCCTGGTTATTACCGGGAACATGGCCCGCCAGATGGCGCGGGAATCCCGGTGAAAGGCGAACTCATCCAGAAAAATATTCCCGGTAAATCCCCTGGTGGTGTCCGGGTTTGCCGGGAGGGAAATAATTCTGGAGCCGTTGGGGAGGCCCACCTCTTCCCGTGTCTCCCGCTCGGCCCTTACAATCTCTTCGCTGCGCACCTTCAGGTACCGGAGATGGGAATAGACCTTTTGCATCACCTCTTTTGACTGGCGATCCGACGAGGAGAGGATCAGATTGTTGCACCTGGCGCCGAGGCATTCCACAATGGCCTCCATGGCAAGGGTGAAGCTTTTTCCGATCTGGCGGGATGCGAGCCAGATCTTCATGGGTGACGCATCGTTTACCCATGCCTGCTGATAGGGCAGGAGTATTTTACTGACGCTTGATGCCATACTCGCTCTCCAGTATTTCCTCGGATATCCGCTTCAGCTCGGCGGGGTCACGCTTCTCCTCCGGGGGTTTTATCTTCCGGGAGAGCTCAATAATGGTCTTCACAATATTTGTATAGGCGAAAGAAGCCTGATTGTCGTGTTGGCCCCTGCCCAGCCCGGCGAAGTATTCCTCGTACTTTTCCTTCTGCGCGACAAGGGCGCTGATCATCTTCTCTTCAAAGCTGAGTTGCATATCCTTGCCTTTGTGTTCCTCTGCCTCTGCGCGGGCGGCGCGGTCTTTCCAGTCGAATTTTTCCATCCAATCGTAAATGGTAGGTTTGGTGAGGGTGTAACCCTTCTTTGCCAGCTCGCGGATGGTCATCTCCACATTCTGTCCGCATGAGCGCCAGGCGAGATACGCATCTTCGCGGGTCTCGGCCATGTATGACTTATTTGCCATAGGGCCTCTCGCACCGGGAGATCAGCACGCCGGGATCTTCATCGATAATGCAGTTCACCAGGTCATCCCCTTTTTTTGTAATGGATATCTCGATGATCGTGCCTCCGAATTTCTTGTCTATCCGGGTATATCCGGCATCCGTCAGGTACCTGATCTCCGGCATGATATCTTCAATAAGAAGGGCGTAGCCGAAGGCATAGAGATTCCCTTGCAGGCCGGAGAGCTCCATTGTTCCGGCGGACGCCTTCAGCAGCTCCAGCATGAGCCCTCTGATGCGCAGTTGCCGCATAAGTTTATTCATTTGTGATATCCTCGCTCCAGTCTGTCGATAACTACCCGCAACATGATCAATATGTCCTGATGTTCTTTGTTATCTTTGGTCAGGATGCCCTGAATGGAATCCCGTAGCCCTTCCGAGCTCTGGGCCAGCTTTGCCATGGACTCTGCCTGCTGCTGCTGAGCGCCTATAAACCCGGCGCAGAATTTATCGGCGAGTTTGTAAAAGGCGTATATCATACAGCCCGCAAGGAGCGCACCAGGTCCCCAGAAACAGAGCGCTTTTATCACCTCTCCCCAGGGCACGTATCTAACCCGCGCTTATTCTGGCGTTCTCGTCCTGCCATACTCCCGCCGCGTTCGCCATAGCCACCGAACCATCGATGAGCAAACTGACGGCAGGGGCGAGATTATTCCATGTTTCCTTCTGTCCGCCTGTGCTCACTTCCTGCATTGATCCGACGATGCCCTTCAGGGTAGCCGTGACAAACCGCTTTTTGTCGGCGCCGCTCGTTTTCTTCCACGAAAAAACTCCCTCCGCAATGCTTGTCAGCTTGGGGATCGCCCACACTATTAACGGCAACATCGCTGCAAATGTCATATCTGCCTCCTGGTAAATTAAAAGATTTTGTTTCAGCCGTTCCATCGCCTTCGGCTCTGTTTCAACGGTTCAAACTCTTTTCATGGCGCTCCACCTCAATCCTGAATCGGTCAAGATCAAACATTTTTCCCGGACACGTCCTGCCGGCAGCAACTTCCCGGTGTCCGAATATCTTTGCCTGGGTGATGCCGAAGTGCCGGCACAGCCATTTGACCAGCCGGACGCCCTGTTTCCACTGTTCGGCCGGCGGCGGCGCATCGTCGAAGTTTCCGACGAAGCAGATGCCGATGGATAAGAGGTTCTGGCCCGTGGTGTGAGCCCCTGCCTTATCCAGGGTGCGGCCTGTGAGTATTTCGAACGACCCCTTCGGGTCGCCTGGATCCGCCACGAACTCGATGCCGAAGTGGTAGCCGATGTCTGTCCAGCCGAGCACGTTGACGTGATAGCGCCGGATGGCGTTCCAGGATACGGTTCCGCTGTCTTTTGTCGAGCTGTGGTGGAGGATGATCTTTTCCGGTCGCATACGCTCTATCTACCTTATTACTGTGGGGGGCTCATCTAAAGAGGCTTAGAGTTTAACATCAGTGAATCAGAACAATTTAGGCTGGTCGTGTTTGGGCTTTGCCGTGATCTCTCTGATTTGTATCTCGGAGAGGCGGTACTTTTGGGCAAGTTCTTTGTAGTTGACGCCGTTGAATTCCCTGCGGATCAGCTCGTTTCTCTTGGCCCTGAGCATCTTTTCCGCCTGAGGGAAATAGTAGTTGAGGCCCCCCAGGTGGTCGGAGAGCTTGACGGCGTTTTCCACACCCACGATGCGGGCAACCTCCTGGTATGATTCCGGCAGGTCGTCGATGGCGAGATCAGGGATAATGCGGAAGATCCATTCGTCCATATTAAACCCTGTGATCTGTGAGCGGTGAGCTGTGAGCCGTTACCGCTGACTGCTGGTTATTTCTTACGCACTTCACCTGGCAGGGATTCTGGGATTTCCACAGGCCTTTTAACGCCTCGATGACGCGGGATGCGGTGATGGAATCCTTGATGACGGTGATTCCAAAGAACTTCATGAGCCAGCGGCTGTATCCGTCGTGGAACTTCCAGATAATGTCTTGCTTCAGGTGGCCGATCATGAGCATCTGCTCACGGGAGGGCAGAAGCACGACGTTGTCCGGCAGCTTGTCGCGCTTTGGCCTGGGGCCGCATAGACCGCATTTGCGCTTGGCCTTGATGCGAAAGCCCATCTTTTTCATGTGGTCAATGAGGCTGCCCGCCTGCTCGTAGGTCAAGGCCTTGCTTGATTCCACCTTGTACATGCGCATAAGCATCTCGCGGTAGACGGCATCATCGAGGGCAAGCTTTGACTTGGCCACGTGGATGAGTTGTATTTGTTTGGGGTTAATCTTCACGCTTTCTCCTTGTAGTTCCCCGCCCACGGGGAGGTCAATCTCGTGGGCGGGGTTGAGGAACACCCCTGGGTGATCGAGGCCCAAGGGTCATGGAAACGTCAGTGTGCCGGCGGCAGGGCGAGGTCAAAAAGCATTAATTGACGGGCCTTCCGTACTGTATCCTTTACTGTTGTTTTTGATCTGTCAATGCGCCGAGCTATGTGCGCGGTCTCAAGGCCCTGCTGCTTTAAGGCGATGATTTCCGCCCGTTCGGCGTAGGTAACCGGGCCTTTGCGCTTTTTCATGAGCGCGTTAATGAGCAGGCGCTGCGTGGTTATCAACTCGTCTTGCAGGTCGCTGATGCATTGACTCGCGGTAAAATAGGAGTCAACTAAAATCTGTTGTACTTTCCAACTCAAATCATCTGTGAATGTTTTGACGAGCATGAGATACCCGGTCAGCGTAAGAAAAATCATGCTGCCTCTGTACCCTCCTTTTTCGGCTTTTTGAGAATACGCAGACCCCCTTTGAGAATACGTTTTACGTATTGTCAAAGGTGCCCATTCCTCATATGGGAGATCCATGTAATCCTTGCCAAAACGTAGCCTATTCTTAAATTTAAAGAAGGTTCGTTGCGCGGTGTTCTTTGGCCTGCGATGCACTCGGTCAATCATGGGCAGAGATATGATCGGTTGTCCGTTGTATTCAATCCGTTCCAGTTTGGTGCCTTCAACTACAATTACGTTTTCCATGTTAGTCCTCCTTTGTGTTTTCTTTGACTCTGTCGATCAATTCTTCTAAAAGCTGGGTTGCGTCTTCCATGTCGGTCACAAGATGCATGAGTAGATCGGCCACCTCTACGGCGTCGCGGTCTTCGAAGTGTATCGCCTTGAGTTCGTCGAGGGCCGTCATTAAATAGCCGATGATGTGGATCGATCTGATGTGGCGGTTGAGGGTTCCGAGATTGTCGTACAAATCACGGAATGTTTCGTTGCTGATGAGATGCGATGTTTGTGGCATAGGCCACCTCCTTTGATTTTTCGCGGGGCGCACATAAAAAAGGGCGCCCGAGTGTTGCGACAGGCTCAAAGGAAGCCAGCCCCATGCCTCGCGACATGAGGACACTCGGACGTGCAATGTCCTAAAAACTAAATCACCCCTTTCCGTGTCTGATTTCCACGGAGGCAGGGGCAGGCCCCTTTGATTGTTCGCACCAAAAGTTTGTGCCAAATCGCGGGGTTTTGTCAAGAAAAAAGAAAAATCCGGATGCCGGATCAAGCCCGGAATGACGTTAATGGGCGGCATTGATATTGTCTCCGAATTCAAGATAGCTTTGTTTCCATACCTCGACAAGGCTGGTTTTCTGAAGGCGGGAGGCGCGCAGAAGTATCATGATGCCCCGGTGGCGCAGGGACAATGTGATCTCGTTTACCTCGTCATGGGTTACGGCCACATAGTAGCCGGATGAGTTTGAACCGATGAGCTTTGCGTGGACATTGACCAGGTGAGCAATGACCTGGCGGACCCTTTTATAGTTCATGCCGAGACGCTCCGCTATTGCCTCGCCCAGTATCTCGCAACCCTTGCCGCGCCGGGGCTCAATAATTGCCCAGACGGCTTTTTCTTCGGAGGTCATGGGGAGATCGAGATTCGTGCTTGGCGCTTGGTTCTTGGTTCCTGCCTGTGCCGGGGTCGCGGCAGACAGGTCGCTGCGGCACGGTTGTGCCGCAAACAATCCTTCGCTGTAATCTTCGGCGCGGATGCCGCAGCGTGTGCACGCAACTTCCATGGTCCCTTTTTCATTGATCATGGTTTGAACCTCCTTTCCTCGACAGTTTTTGCATACGAGTTTTCTCAAAAACAAAGCACCAGGAACCAGGAACTGTTCTTCGTTCATTCAAACCTCCAGATCTATGGCAAGTTCGCCCTGGGCGGCGCACCGGCCACAGGTGATGTCGGGCAGGTCAAGGCAAAGCTCGCGGGGCAGAACAAAGCTATAGCCGCAGGCCAGACAGCGGATCAAGACAATCCCTTGCAGGGGATGAAGGTCATCGCGGAGCGGGAGGATATTATTCATCGTCGCCACCGTGGCAGCCCTGGATGAAGAGGACCGTGAAGATCCCGACATATGCGGATGCAAGGACAATGACGAGGATGGTTGACCAGTGGAGGGTTATCATGATGTACCCCCAGTGCCCTGGACGACGATCCAGTCGGTGTGGAGCGTCTCTTCCGGACCGAATATGTTTGCTATCCTGGCGCAGGTTTCAATAAAGGTTTGCGCCGGGACAATATTCCAGTCGTTTTCTCTGCCTGCCCGGGCAATACGGTCCCGAGCGGTGCATTGTGCATATGCGTCGAATAATGTCATGGCGCCACCTCATTTTTTATGTATGCGTTGCAGACGTGGCCGTCCTGGATGGAGTAGCGGCCCCGTCCGGTGAGTGCAGAACTTGCATCGCTCGTGAGCGGGTTATGGCCTTGCGGTAGCAGAGTTCGCGCTTTTGTTTCAGCATTACCGTTGCCTCCAGACGGATCCGCATCCGTTACAAATGAAAAGTGCCGTATTTCGTATTTCGCATGCCGTATTTCGTGAAATGCTGCTGCCGTTGCACTGCGGGCAGAGGATAATTTTGCCGTGACTATCCACGATGATATCCGGGAAGCGAAGGGGGGACCAGGCGGGGGAGGGATTGTCCCGCCTGGCCGAGAAGGGGGTTGAGGTATGAGCTTTCATGGTGCGTCCTTGTCTGCATGTGTCATCGCCCATCAGTTTTCAACGCCTCTCTGATCAGATAGATAACCTGATTTTCCGGTGTTCTCAGGTCGATGTCTGCCTGCCGGACTATCGCTTCGTATATGTGAGGGTGACGAGAGAAATCGACGGTTACTGTCGGCCCGGCAAAATCGCGGCCGAGGTTGCCGCGAAGACCGATGGCGATCTGGCCTACTTCTATTCCCGTAGCTTTCCACGCTTTTCCGCATGACCCGAAGTATTTGGATAAGGTTGATCGGGACGGAAGACCGAGTCTTCGCAATTCATGGACCTTTGGTATGCGTCCATGCTTCTCGTGCCATGTTCTTAATGTCAGGATAAGCTCGTCTGCATTTGTGACCTGATTATGGGGTATGAAGCCTGCTGCCCGCAGCGCATTATTCCATGAGTCGAACGCTTCAACGTATGTTTTATAACTTGGGATCCCATTGACGGGACCGGTATCCTTGTGTGTCGGGGCACGGCCTAACGTATCGCCTAACTCTACGAGCATACGTATAAGCTGATCTTTCGTGAGGTGTTTAGGCAGCATCTTCCCACCCCCGTATTTTGTCCAGCGCAGGCTTAATCTGGATTTTATCCTCCGTTTTTAGCGATGCGCCTACTTTTGCCAGCGTCCCTGCTTCCAGGCCTGCCATGGCGTCTTTGTCCGGCTCTTTGATAATGCGAAGGTAGGAATCAAGCCCCAGGGCTTCCAAGGCGGCCACGGTTGCCGCCTTGCTGCGGATTGCCACCCTGTGGACGATCCGGTATGCAATTGTGCCGAAGGTCAGCTCTTTGGAACGAGTCTTCATAAACTCATTCTTGTGTGCATCTGCAAAGACGGTGATCTGCCCCTCAATGTTTTTGCGCTCAACCCGCAATCCTTCTGCTTTTGCGTCGTAGTCTTCTCTGATCTCGTTGAGCTTGAGGGTCAGATCGCCTTCCAACCGGGTGAGCTTGATGTCGATCTCGCCCATGCGGCGGATGCCCTGATCCAGGTCGTTCCATTCGTTGTAAATGCTTGTGGTAATACGCTTTGCCATTTAGTCCTCCTTTGTTTGAAGCCGTATATCGTCGTTCGTATTTCGTATATCGTGGTCCTCTTTGTCGAAATGCGATATGCTATCCCCTATGTGCGGCCTTTTAACGCGCAAATTCTTTTTGACTGTCTCGACCAGGCACCCGTAGCACAGATAGATATCAAAGTTGCCTGCCTTGCCGAGTAAGGCGAGCGTGGCGGGTCGGTCGCAGGAGCGACATTGTTCACTCATAATGACCTCCGGTGCTGTTTAAACGGTCTTTCTCCGTGGCCCATTCTGCAAGGGCGCGGTCGCAGAGGATCATTCTCCACTGGCGTTTATCGGCCTTGAGCTCGCGGAGTTCAACCTCGGCAATCATGCCGTAGAAAAGCCCGGCAACGATGACAGCGACCAACAAAAAGATAGCTGCAAGGTGTAAGCAGTAAGCTGTAAACTGCCTGGTGCTTTGTGCTTTGTTCTTTGTGCTTCGTTGTGAACCAGGAACGAGGAACGAGGAACCACAAACTTGTTTCATGTTTTCCTCCCATACCTGCATCCGTCGCATTTCTTCGGGAACCGGAAACTCTGGACGGTGCAGATGCTCTGGTCTACCCTTTTATCAAGGGCCTTGCATTCGATGTCGCCGTTGGCATACGCTCCTTCCTGCCTGGCCGGCAGACAGGCGGCGCGGTTTGAACGGTTAAAACTGTTGGAACTGTTGGAACGGTTCTTCATATCGCCATCACCACCGCTTCCGTGACGCGCGCCTCGCCCATCTCGTAGGCGAGGTTCATGGCGCGGGCAGCGTAGTTGTTGACCACAAGCGGATAGGCGTGGCTGATCTTTTTATTCTGCCTGTCCAGCGAGGTGAGCCGTATGCCTAAAGCGCTGATAGCGGGCGCTTCAAAAATATCGTCCACCTTTGCGCCCACACGCTTGAATTTAAGCTCCAGATAGTTTGCTATGTGGCCGTTTAACCCCCTGATCTCCGCCACCTGGATACGGCGGATGACCTCGCGCATTTCTACGTGGGTGGTCTCGTTAAAGAGGCTTTTCAGCTCTACCTGGCCCACGAGGATAATGCCGAGCAACTTGCGGTAGCCGTCTTCCAGCTCGTAGAAGCGTTTCAGGTATTTAAGGGTTGACGTGTGGAGATCGTGGGCCTCTTCTACGATGAGGACGGCGCGGAAGCCCTGCTTGCTGCGCTCTAAGAGGAGGGAATGCACTTGGCGGGTCTTCTGCTCAAGCTTCATGCGGGGCTTCTGGTCTGAGACATCCATAATGATGGCGTCGCAGACAGAGGCGGCGTTCAGTCTCGTCTTGTCGATGATCTGAGGATAGATAACGAGGGTGTCTCCGTCTTTTCTCAACTGCTCCACCACTTTGCGGCGCATAACGGACTTGCCGCTTCCCACCTCTCCGATGACGGCAAGGAATCCGCCGTGGCGGGCGGCATCCAGCATGGCTGCCTCGATGTAGCGGTGCTCTTCAGACATGTAGATGTCGCCGTCTTTCTGGATATCGTCGATAAAAGGACTACGAAAGATTTTAAAGTGTTTCAATGTTTCCTGGTTTATCATTTCCACCTCCCATGAAATAGTAAGTTGTTCCGGGTCGCCGGGGCCTGTCCTCGCTTGACGGGGGATTGCCGCGCGACCGATGCGCTTCTGGCCTTCGGCTATTTTGACCCCGTGACCTGCCGGATGATGCCAGCGCAGATCGTGGCCCAGGGGGTCCCAGATTGAGGCTACGGTGAGGCCGCGCTCTATGAGCCAGGCCAGGGCCTTGGGGTTTTGACGGATAAGGGACTCAACCTTGCTTTGAAAGTCAGGATGCTCCACGGGCAGGTACCCGCGGTTGACGGTGAGATTGATGGTGGTGCGGGCAAGGTTGGTCGCGGCGGCGATGGTGACCTGGTTGATGCCGCACTCTATTAATAGTTGTTTCAGAATAATGGGTGCTACTGTCATCTGATATGCCCTGATGTTCGGGTTCATTCAATCACCTCCTTTTAATCGCCTGCGGCGACGTTTAAGCCGTTTGAGCCGTTTAATGTCCCGTATGCGACGGGACGGTTTAAACTGTTAGAACCGTTGAAACCGAGCGAAGCGATGAAACTGTTTGTAAGGTCCCGGGCGTCATCTACGGGGACGCCGTCCGGGTACTGATCTTTGAGGATGCGGTTGAGATCCGGCGGGATGGGGCCGATCTCGTCCTTCAACTGGCGCATAAAATCGATGAGGGGCATCATGCGGGACAGCCCCGCGCGGGAGACCTCGTGTGCGCTGTGGAGCACAGGTTTATTCGGGATGGGCTCCGGGGGCGCGACCTCAAGGGGCGTGCCTTTTCTGTCCATCAGTTCCAAATTGCCGAGCTTTTCTGTCTGCCGGCCGAAGACGGTGAGTGGTGAGATGTGGCCCACGGGCGGGGCTACGGCTATGCGGTGATCGCCGGTGCCTTTCCAGGACAAGCCCCAGCCTTCGGCAATCTTCTCGATCTCGGTTTTTGCCTTCTGCGTTTCGGTCTGGGCAGGGGAGCGATACTGCCCGTAAGGGACACCGCTGGTGAGCCTGCCGAACTGATCCAGGGGAATAGGCGAGAGCAGCCAGATGTGGTCATTGAAGTGGGCGTCCACCCGGGGGAATTCATAGGCGTTTCTGGTGACAATAATCCACCGGTGGGCCGCGTTTGTGTCGGGTATCTTGTAGAAACGGCCGTCTACGCGAATGATGCAGCCGCCGTTTGCCTTGGCCTTGAGGGTCGGTTCGCGCCTGAGGGTCCAGTAGAGCGCCTCATCAGGGCAGAGGCGGAGCTGGGCTTTTGTGATAAGTCCCCAGAGGGCCGATCGGGGGGCGATGCCGCGCATATCTTTCACGGCGCAGTAGGTGATGCACCAGTCCATGGCCTTGCGATTAATGTCCGCCAGGTCGCGGGGACGTTCGAACTTGAGGCGTCCCTCGAAGCGGTTAATGTTCTTCATAAGCCACTCGATGCCGCCCTTTGCCCTGGGATTGCCGGGGAGGTGGGTGCGAAGGTCTATCTTGAGGGAGGCAAAGAGGTTCTGGTTTGCCTTTGAGGTCATGATGGAGCCACGGTCTGCCACAAGGAGATAGGGCACTCCGTGGAAGCGGTATTTGCCGCTGCGGCTTTCGGAATCGCCGTTCCAGAGGGATTTGATTATCTCATCTTTGGGTCGCATGGCCTCGAAAAGGAATTGGGCGCCGTCGGATGCGCGCTCGCCTGAGGCGTAGAAATAGCGAAAATAAAAGGCCCCGGTGCAGTGGTCTACCACGGCGTAGCGGAGGAGTTCTTTTCTGATGGATTTGGCAGTCTTGACGATCTTGTTCTGGTAGAGCTCCATGTCGGGATCCCGCTCGCCCATACCCTTTTTGTCATCCAGAAAATACTGGATGCAGTTCGTCACATCAAACTGCCAGACGTGGTTGGGGTGCTCGGAGAGCATGGTTACATGGGGAGAGGGGGCAAGGAGGTCGCGGGTCGAGAGCTGTTCCTGCCTCATGCGGGCGCGGAACCAGGAGGGGGAGACATCGATCTCGCGGCCCGAATCGGAGAGGATCTCGACCGCGTCGCAAGCGGGAATAGTTGCCTGGTTTGAGCGGCGGCGCGATGCGTGGACAATGGCTGCCGCCTCTGTGACGGTTTCGCGGTTGATGCGGGACGTGCCCTTTGTGGCTGGGGATTTTCGCCACCGGAGGCCCTTTGTGTGCGCCCACCGATAGATGGTCTGGGGGGTCACGCCGAGGCTGCGGGACAGGGAAGCGACGAGGGGGGCTACATCGCTTCCCGTTGCGTCCCGCAGGGTGGCTTCAACATGGATCAATATTTCTTCTGATGGTCCTCGCATGGTATTCCCCCCCCGTTGTGGACCGTTATTCTTTGATCTCGATATAACAGGGATCTTCAGCGCCTTGCCCTGAACTTGATTCAGGGTCCCGGTCGGCCTTGCGGCGATCCATATAGGCGGTGAAGGCCTTCCCAAGATCGCGGGTAAGGGGCATATTGGAAACCATGATCTCCGGAGGCGGGATCTCTCCCTCGGATATCTCGCATTCGGATGCGAAGGCGTCGGGATAGTATTGCTGGAGGGCAAGGCGCTCGTCGAGGGCGACCATGGACATGTGGATGAGCGTGAAATAGAGGGCGCGTTTGGCCGAATCAGGGGCTGTGGCATAGGGCATTTCTTTGCGGATGTCCGAAATAAGGAAGAGAAAGTTTTTCTGTGTCTGGGCGAGAAGGTCGATGAGGCGCTGCTCTTCTTCAGGGAGGCCGGTGGAGGCGATTACTCCGGAGAGCTTTTCTTCTGCGGCATCGAGGGCCTTCTGGGATTGCACGAGTTTGGCGTGGAGGTCTTTTTGGACACGGTCGGAGGCCTTGAGGGTGGCGGCATGGTCGGCGGACTGCTTCTCCAGCCGTTCCTTGAGGGCCTCAGCGGCGGCGTTGATATCGTCGATATTGTCGGGGGTGAAAGGAAATTTCTCATCGCCGACGATTACTTCCTGGGCATCTGAGGACATGGCAATTTCGGAAAATTGTCCGATTGACTTTCCTAAGTATCTGATTTTACTCAACCCGACTTGCGCAAAATGAGACACCGTGTCCGAAAATGCCTCAAAGACAGGGCGGAGATCCTGGATAATTCTGTCCGCTGTTCGGACGTCATACCCTGCATGCTCACAGAAGGATGCCCAGGTGAGTCCGGCCTTCTTATATTCCTTTGATTTTTTCGCGTTATAGAGTGCGACGGCGTCCATGAGTTCATCGAACTGCCGGTTAGCCTGTCCCCGCTTTATAAATCCTATCCATTCCCGTTCGATGCCGGTGGCCTCAATTTCTTCCTTGAGTTGGATAATCTCTTTGTCTGCGTGAGCGCGGGCCGATTTGTAGATCTCTGATCCCACCCGTGCCTGCTCGTCAAGTCTGTCTATTGCGTCGTTTTTTGCCATGTCATCCTCCCTTTATTGTTCCCCGAACGCGGCGAGGATCTTGTCGATCCTGTCCCGTTCTGATTCAAGTTTTGCCTTTGATTTTGCCCAGAAAAGCATCATCTGCATGCCGATCTGATATTTGCCGCCGATCTCCTGGAGGAAACCCGGTTCCTTGAGAGTCTCACACATGCGGAAGGCGGTGTTCATAGTGAGGCCCAGGGCCTTGGCGATCTCGCCGGTGGCCAGGGGCTCTTTTGATTCGGATATTATTTTTAGTATCTGCATAGCGTCGTAGATGTTCTGAATGCGGTAGCGGTTTCCTGCCGGGGCGTGGCGCGCAGACAGCTCAGCGGGGACCGGGGGCGGGGTGAAGTCGCTCATCGGGTGCCTCCTTTCTTGTGCATTTTTATTGGTTTTTTCTCAAAACCGAACCATATCTCGCCCTGGCGGCCAGGGTTGAGCATTTTTTCAATGAGCTTGCGGAACATGAGGCGGCATTTTTCCATCTGGAGGGAGGTTTTAAGGAAGACGCCCTCTATTCTATTGATGAGTTCAAGACAGGGTTTTGATTGATATGACCTTGACAGGGTTTCAATGAAGCGGGTAGTGTCTTTGAGGCATTCGACGATCTGGTCCAGAATGTCTTCCGGGCCGAGAGAGTCAAGTTGTTCTATCGCTGCCCTGGGGGTCATAATCATGCCCGCCTGGTACCCTATCCATTGTATAAGCTCATAATTGCGTATGTAGCGGGAGATAGCCAGGGCTTTTTCGATGGAAAGGGGGGTTTCGCCCGAACAATACCGGTAGATGCCTTTTGCCGGGGCATTGTGGTCATCTCCGTTGCCCAGGCCGACAACCCTTCCTAATTCATTTTTTAATTCAAGCTTTGATGTGGGGCTGGGTCGGGTATCTCGCTCGCGGTCGCACCATTCATCTATTACAATGTCGAGCACTTCGTGGGCCGTTTTACAACCATAAAAACGGTTATTCACATCCGCACCTGAAAAAGGCTGTAAAATTGACATTGCCTATTGTGGCAAAAAAATTTAGAATCAAGGAATGAATCAAAGTAAGTTTGATTATGGTTGTTTTACTCATGCGACTTTCTCCCTTCGCCACCTTCTCAGGATGGCATTGACATGACCGTAATGGTATGCCGTATCAGAGAGCGCACATATTTTCTTATTGGTTGCCGCAGGGTTAGCCGTGGCAAACAAGAGAATGCGGTCTACCTCGGCGGGGCGCTTATGGCTGCCGGAGGTGCTCGGACTTTTTCTTGGGATGCCGCGGGCAGTAATGGCGTTTGTGCCTCTAACATCCTTGAGGCGCCGGTAGATTCGCTGAATCGATTTTTTTTCCACAGCAGCCAATGCTTTAACCGCATCCATGGTAGCGGCGCCGCAGGGAAGCGAAAGGATCCGCATGTACTCGGGGCGCACATCCATGCCTTTGTGCCACCTGACAGGTCGGAGCTTGCCCGTGCGGATCGCCTCAAAGGCGAAGATCACCCAGCGCTGAAAGTCAATAACCATTTCGCGGGTGGCTGGGTCTTTGATCCTGGACGCCTGGAGACGGGCGGTAATCATGTCGCACATTGCTTGGGCCATAAGAATGGTCTTCTGGAGGCGACCGAGAGAGTCGGGGAGGACTTCGAGACGGAAAAAACCGTCAAAAAGGTCGGGGTTTCTGTTGATAATTTTTGTTATCTCTCGTTCTTGATATCCTACTGCACGGCAGTAATCAGGGAAGGGAGTCGCCCAGGTTTTGAGGATAATTTTATTACTGGATGGGGGGCCGTTACGGCCCCCCATCTCGATCTCAAAATCAGCCTCAAAAAACCGTACCGGCTTCCCAAAAAATGTCTGGATGATAGGCAATTGGTTCATGCTGCTTTCCTCCTTCTTGGTGTCTGTCTTGGCCAGAGGTCAGAGACGCGGACACCCAGGGCATCGGCGATAGCTGAGCGAAGTTTTATAGAATTGGATCTGCCTTCAATCACATGGTATATTGCTACCCTTGTAACGCCCGCCTGCCGGGCTATTTCGGCCCCGGAGATTCCTTTTTTTAGTATCTCGATCTTTATTCGCGTAGCTAACTTAATCATGATAATTTATATATTCACTGAGAGAACATGTCAAGTAAAAAATTGCTGGGAGAATATTTATGTCTGGATTCGCTCTGAGATTTAGGGAGGCGACGGAAAGACTGGGCTTTAAGAAGCAATATGAAATAGCGTCGGCCCTTGGAGTGTCTAAGGGTTATCTTAGCGAAATTATACAAGGCAAAAAAATGCCATCCGATATCCTCTTAAATATGATCGAAATTAAATTAGCTGTGCGTTCGCTATGGTTAATAGATGGTACGGGTGATATGTTTTTAACAAGAGAAGAGTGGGATAAAATTGCGCCTTATCCCGTTATAGGCCCAATCGATATAAGAAAAGGTGCCCAGATAACCCACATTAAGAAAGAAAGCTATCCCATCGAACAAAAAGTAAAACAATTTGTTTTTGAAGACGATTTTGTCTTTATTCCCCAAGTGGCGGGCAAGATCAGCGCGGGTGGGGGCTTGGCGCCGGACAATACGATTGAAATTACGGTGGGTTTTCGGAAGGAGTGGATTGCACGGAAGGGAGACCCCAGACAGATGAGCCTGATCCGGGTGAGCGGAGACAGCATGGAACCAACGCTCTATTCCGGCGACCTGGTGCTTATTGATCATAACCGGAAGCATGTCGATCCCCAGGGAGGTATTTATGCCATCACCGTAGGCGAAGACATTATGCTTAAACGGTTGCACTTGTTCTATCCCCTGGAAAAGGTTAAAATCATCAGCGACAATACGCGATATGAAGTAATTGAGGCGAGCATGGATCAGATTACTATTAATGGAAAGGTAATCTGGTATGCGAGGGAGCTTGAGCGATAACCATTATATAAGGGGGGTTTATGAAAAAAATACTCAGTTATTTTGTAGTACTGATATGTATGGTTGGGTGCACTTCGGCGTCACGTTTGCTGCCGGTTTTTTCTAAATTGGATTCTTTCAATATAGATAATCCCCAGGAAAAGACTGTTGGCGAAGTAATGGTATATCGTATTAATGCAAGAATATATCCTGGTTATGAGGCAATGGAAAGATATGATGTCCCTGGATATTTAGGAAATACATTCCCGCCTATAAATCCTGGGCAGACATGTAAGGCTTTTGCCATATTAGACGGTGGAGATTTTCTTTGCAAACCGTCGGGCGCCCTGAGGCCCTTGGCTTTAGGAACACCTGTTAACTGGGAATATTGTATTGTTGTGGATGAGTCGGGCCAGCCTTATGGGGACACAAGCTGCAGCATGATATTTATTCGTAAATGGTCGCCTAAGCCTCAACCGGGAATTTTTAAAAAGATAGATTTTTATGAGGAAGGTTCGTTGAGGCAGGAGCTTATATATAATGGTAAAACAAAAGATGCAATTAAATTGCAGTATCGGGAATTTAGAAATGATATGGCAAGGCCCGCATTTTATCAGGATTTATCCTACGATTTAACTGAGTCAAAAATAATAGGGTTTCGAGGTATGATGATCGAAGTATTGGAGGCCACAAACTCTTTTATAAAGTTTATAGTCAAATCAAAGATGAATTGA